TTGGCAGCGGCGACATCAAAGATCTGGCTCCCATCCAAAAAGGCAGCGAGCTGGATAAATTGCTGACCATGTATTATTCCTACTTTAATGTGGTCTTCAATGCCATTTACAGCGGGTACGCAGAAGGCAGAAGGTTGTCCAAGCAGAATGACACCGCACACCACATTCCGGATATCCTGCCGTTCATCGGCGGTAAGGATATAAAAATCGAAGTCCGCCCGGTCGTGGACGCTATCCTTTACTGGACGGTCCTCACGGGCGTATCGGAAGGCATCCTCCGGAAAGGCAAGGAAGTTCTTACCGGCAATGATGACGGTGAGGACGGCTGGCTGATGGCGGCCTTTAAAGGTTGGCGAGACAATCTCTTCGGAACCATTCCTTATGTCCGTGACGCGTTCGTATCCGCTATGGATATCGTGATGGGCGAAAGGTACTACGGGGCAAGACCGTTGCCGGCCTACCAGGTTGTGGACAACTTCCAGAAGCTATGGAACGCCATCACCAAAGACAAGAAGACAAAGATTGATGTGTTCCGGGAGGGTGCACGGCTGACCAACGAATTCACCGGAGTCAGCAACACGGTGACGGATGCATTTGCCACCACCGCATACTGGGTAGACTCGGACTTTGATACTCCGTTCTATCAGTACCTGGCGGCGGTCCTGCTGGACAGAAGGATTGACAAAAAGAAGAAAAAGAAAAAATAACAGACGGCGGAAAATCATAGGGCAGGTTTTAAATAACAGGAGGTCAAACACCCATGAGCATTTTGTCTAAGTTTAATATCCAGGCAGCTAAAACAATATGGGAACGATGTTCGCTTTGGCGTATCGTTAGTGACACCATGAATAACGGAGGTAGAAAAACATGCAGTACAGCTTACTGGAACGAGACGAAATGAAAAAGGTGGACCGCTTCTTCTACGAAATGGGGAAGCTGAAATCAGAAGTTCGTGATTACAGGGCGGAGAGGAAAGCACTGGCTACGGACAGTGCCGACCCTACCGCAAGATCCGCAGTGGAAGGACTGGCAGACATTCCTTATCTCATGGGATATGAGCACCCGGAAAAATGGTTGGAAGCGGCCCATGCAACATGGGCACACTTCCGCCATACGCCCCTTGGTAAGGTAATGGAGCGGAGATATATCAAAAACGAGATGTGGCTGGATACGGCCTATGAGTCATGGATATCAGAGAATACCTATTTCAGATGGCACAGATATTTTCTGCTGTTCGCTGCCATACAACTGATGCGGAGAGGAATACGGTTTAACTTTCTGCCGCCGCGAAAATTTGTTCCCAGGACATGAGGTAACAACCGATGAGAGGGAACAGATTGTTCACAAAAAAGCAGATGACAGACTTCGACCTGATGCTTCAAACCCTTTCCAAACCGGTAAAAGAAAATGCCACTGACGAGGAGCTCTTGAAACTCGTCCTGCAGGTACCATCGCTGGCAGAGTATGAACACCCGGAGCGATGGGTAAGGGTGGCAAAAAATACATGGAAACGTTACACGATGCAGACCCGTGTAGGCGTAATCATGCACCTGAAATATATAGAAGGTAAGGACTGGATAGAGATAGCCGACGAATTAAAGATGTCGAATAAATTCTACGTCTTCCCTTTGCAGAAAGAGTTCCTGATCTATTCGGGAGTATGTGCAATCATTGAAGGCATTGACGTAGAACTGGCCGAGGAAGAAAGGCAAGGTGAGGACGACGGAACACAACAAACGGTACAGGACAATAGCAAATAAACTGATCCAAACGCTTCCGGAATTTGAGGATCTAAAAAATTCGGACGTGAAGATCGCCTACCTTTCCTGCGATGAGCCAAAGAAAAAAGAGCGCCGGCAAATCTTCGCGGAATGCTGCAAGGTGGATGACAAATACAAGTGGTGCTGCAAGTATGACTTTTTCATTGTGGTCTACGAACCAAACGTTTCCTGGTTCACACCGGAGCAACTGATAATTTTAATTCGTCATGAGTTACATCATGTCGGCATTGATTTTACAGGGCAGGAAGTTAAATACTATATAGTTCCTCATGATGTTGAGGAGTTCTGGGAAATTATTAATGATCATGGATTGAAATGGAGTGATGAAAATGCCACGGGGAAGTAACCCAAAAAGCAGGGCAAACTTGCAAAAAGGGCGTCGCTTCAGCGGGGAAACAGCGAGGAAAGCCGCTCTGAAATCGCAGGAGGTACAGGCCGAAACAAAAGTGTTTACCGAAGCGTTTCGGAAAGCCTGTGCGGAACATCCGGAAATGATTTCAAAGGCAGCCATGACTATTTTAAGAATGGCAGCGGCCGGGAACCTTAAGGCCTGCGAGCTGGTCATGAAAGTCATGGGCGAAGATCCGACGCGTAAATTGGAAATCTCCGGTGCTGACGGTGGCCCGATTAATTACATTCTGAACTGCGGGAGGGCTCCGGATGAGCACTGATGTAAACATCTACACAAACTATGAACCCCGGCCAATATGGAACGAGGTTATCCATCCGGCCCTTAAAGAAAAAAAGAGGGCAGTCCTTGTCTGCCACCGCAGGTTTGGGAAGACGGTTGGGATGGTGAACGAACTGATATGGAAGGCGTGGCAGAACCCAGCAAGGGCTCCGCAGTATGCCTATATTGCCCCATTCAGAAACCAAGCCAAAAGAATTGCCTGGGAATATCTTTTGTATTATACAAGCACCATTCCGGGGCGAAAAGTAAACAGCAGCGAATTATATGTGGAGCTGCCGTCACAATATGTCAACAGTCCGGGTGCCCGCATCTATATTATGGGGGCGGACTACCCTGATGCTTTGAGAGGCATGTATTTGGATGGCGTGGTATTGGATGAGTTCGCCCAGATCAAACCGACCTTGTACGGCGAGATAGTGGCTCCTGCACTCGCCGACAGAGACGGCTTCGCATTCGTGATAGGCACACCAAAAGGACAAAACCAGTTCTACGACATTTATTTAAAGGCCCTCCAGGACGACAGGTATTTTGTCTGCAGGTATCGCGTGGACGAAACCAAAGTGATGACGGACCAGCAGATAGAAGATCTGAAAAGCGAGATGACGGACATTGAAATCAGGCAGGAATTGTTATGCGATTTCACGGCCTCTGCTTCCAATGTCGTAATCCCGATTGATATCGTGACGGAGTCTGCGAAGAGGAAGATACCCCAGGGCGCCGTAGACGGTGCTCCTGTAATCATTGCGGTGGATGTCGCAAGGTATGGCGATGATGATACCGTACTGCAGGTACGGAAAGGATTGGCTACCGAACCGCAGAAACGGATCCACGGACAGAACACAATGGAAGTTGCTGCCTTCGTTGCCGCTGCCATCAACCAATATAAACCCGATGCGGTATTTGTTGACGGTGGAGCTATGGGGGCGGGTGTAATCGACAGACTACGCCAGCTGGGTTATCAAATCACGGAAGTAAACTTCGGACAGTCTGCCCAGGACAAAGAACGCTATGCGAATATCAGGGCCGAGATGTACTTTAAACTTTTGGACTGGATGAAACAGGGCGGGTCCATTCCGGACGACCCGCTGCTGAAAGCAGAGCTGACTGTAACCGAATACAAATTTACGTCTACCGGCAAAATCATCCTCCAACCCAAAGAGGAGATAAAAGAAATGACCGGTCGGTCTCCTGATCGGGCCGATGCCCTGGCATTAACTTTTGCCTATCCGGTCGCACCGAAAAGTTTAGCTCCGAGACAATACCGTGCGAATACAGATTTCGATTTCGACTTTGAGCCAAAACGGAAAGCGTTTTCGAATACCGGGTACAATCTTTGGCAATAAAACACCAAAAATCACCGGTTGCATTTTCTTCTCCGGACGTTGCGAAAAAACGGCGTTCAGAAATGCCCGTAGAGCGATTTGAAATTGGTGGGTAATGGTTTTATATGCACCGACAAAACAAAACGCACCACGGTGGCAAAATGAACGCCTCCGTGGTGTTTATACCAAAGAAGAATAAAAACCCTGTAAAAAAGAAGGCGCCGCTCTGGTTGAGGCCAAATGAGCGGCGTCCGTTACTGTTTATCCACTTTTAATGCCAGCTTCAACATCACACATCCGCCGGAACCGATTTGTGTAGTTATCGTTTCCGGTTCACCGGTCAGCACGTTTGTGTAAGAGGCCTGCATGTTTTTTGGTTTGATGTACCAGGCACATTCGTCTTCCAGGCAGAACGATGCAGCTAAACTCTGCTTATTAAACATCAGTAGCGGGCAAATTTTCTTGTCTTCCATTCCGTCAGACCCTTTCTCCCGTATCACGCATGATAAAGGTTTCCTCAAAATCACAATCCAAAGCGGTAGCAATAGTCTTCAATTCCTTGAGGTTGAAATTGTCACTCCGGAATTTCGCCGAGAGGCTTTGCCGGGAGATGCCGATATCATAAGCCAGGGATCCGAGCGTTTTATTTCTGCGTCGCATCAGTAACCGAATTCTTTCGGAAATGGTCATATCCATGGAGAGTCTCCTTTCACATTTTTAATAATTGTACTATTTTACAGTCCTGTTGTCAAGTTAATCATACTTTGGTAAAGCAAAATAATTATCCGTAAAAATAATCATATCTTTGGAAAGTTATCTTGACAAATGTATTGTTTTGCTTTACAATATGGATGAGGGTGAAAACCCTCCACATTTTTTGAAAGGAGAGAAACGGAATGTTGAACTACTTGTACTGCTGCGGCTACTACTACTGCAGCCAAATGTTTAAGACGGCCGGTTACACGCTGGCAACACTGTGGGTGATGTTTATGGTTTACAAACTGGTCGGCTGGAGCCTGTGGG